CTGTCTTACGGCAACGAACGTTCTCACGGCCTGCTCCGCGGCCTGTTCGCTTAACCAGTTAGGGAGGCCACCGTGGCTACAACACTTACCCCGTTCGCTACGGTGGCTGACCTTTCGGCGGCTCTTGGCATCACCGCCCCGGTGGATGGTTCGCCCGCGTATTTGCAGATGATGGATGCGCTTGCTGATGCTTCGGATGATCTTCGGGACATCATTGGGCAGGCCATCAATCAGGGGACTTCTACTGTGAAGGTGATGGCGTCCCCTGGTGGGTTGGTTCGCCTCCCTGCTGTGCCTGTCGTTGAGGTTGCTTCGGTGACTGCCGACGGGGCGGCGGTTGATTACGAACTCACCGACGCCGCAACGTTGTCCGTCCCTGTGTGTCGTTCTGTGCAGGTCACGGTGACGTACACGCATGGTTGGGCTGTTGTTCCGGGGACCCTCCGGAAGTGGTGCAAGGTTCTTGCGGCTGCTGCGATTGCTGCGGCCAAGTCGGGGAACCTTGGCCTTGCTGGTGGCTTGTCCAGTGTGGGCGTCGATGACGGGCGCGTTACATGGGCTACTGGCGCTGGGGAGAACGGCGGTGGCGTGTCATTGCCTGATGCTGTGGCGCTCCGGTTGAAGGCTACTTATGGTTCTCCTTCTATCACTGTGGAGCATCGATGATCGGCGGGATCATTGCGGGGATCATGCCTTTCCTGCGGGAACAGGCAGACTCGGCAATGCTTGACACATGCACAGTCCATCGTCCTGGCGCCCCGGTGACGGATCCGGACACAGGCGCGGTAACCCCGAGCCTGACACTGCTCTATACGGGTCCGTGTAAGATCCAGCAGACCCTTGCCCAGTCGAGTAACCCGGAAGCTGGCGGTCACCAATACACGGTGCAGGATACGCGGTGGGATACGCCTGTTGGTGAGGGTCCGTTTGACGTGAATGATGTGGTGACGATTGTGGATGCCGTTTTGGATCCGCAGTTGACTGGCCGGGTGTATCGGGTGACTGATCCGTTCCATAAGTCTGGTGCGACTGCGCAGCGGACACGGGTGAAGGAGTTGTCCGGGTGAGTGTGGATACTTCTAGTCTGGATGGGTTGGCGCGTTCGTTTCGCGCGATTCCTGCGTTGATGGTTCCGAAGATGCGCGGCGTGGTGGCTAAGTCCGCGTTGAACACGAAGAACATCATGCGTAAGGATGCCCAGTCTCGCAGGCACTTCCGGCAGTTGGCGCGGACGATCAGCTATGACATCAGGGTTCTTGGGTTTGCCGGTGACGCGGTGATTGAGGGTGAGGTTGGGCCGTCTGGTGGCGGTTCGGCTTCACTGGCTGGTATCGCGTATTTCGGTACGTCCAAGCCCGGTGGTGGGACTGTACGTAATCCCGAGGATGCGATGTTGGAGGAAGCGCCAAACTTTTACGAGTACGCGTTTCAGGCGACGGAGGGTCTTCTGTGATCAAGGAACACTATGACGCTGTGAAGGCGTTGATCCCTGGCACTGTGACTGTGTATCCGTGGAGTGTCCCGGCTGAGCCCACGTACCCGTACGTGTGTTTGTGGGGTGACCTTGGCGATGAGTCCAGTGGTGGTCCTGATGGTGATTCACTGCTGGATGCTGTGAAGGTCCTGACTATCAGGGTGCGTGCGACGTATGCGGGTTTGACCGGTGATTCTTTGGCGATTGTTACTAGGAATGTGCGTGCCGCGCTGAACCGCAAGACGCCCGTTGTTGCTGGCTGGTCCGTATCAAAGCTGCGTCAGTCCACGTTGATGGATGCGCAGACGGACTTTGATGTGACGATCCCGACTATCGGTCATCCTATTTTCGCTGTTGATGAGTTCGTGTTGGTGTCCGAGCGACTGTAGCGACTTCTGAATACGTTCTGAACTTTTTGTAGGCGTCCCCATGGGGCGTCTTTTTTCTTATGCCTTGGAGGCATCCATGTCATTTGTTGACGCCCGTAATTCCCGTGGGGAGATTCAGGCGGTGCCTGAGCACTACCTGACATCTTTCCCTGATCAGTTCACGCCTCTCAGTTCTGAGAAGCCCGCCCCGGCTAAGGCCGAGAAGCCAAAGGAGTCCTAATAATGGGTGCTCGTGTACTTGCTGATGGCAAGACTAAATTTTCTGTTCTGACTACTAAGCCCGCGAATCCTGCCGCCCCGACCGCCGCTGAGTTGAACGCCGGCATTGATTTGTCGATGCATGTGTTGTCTTCGGATTTCACGTTCGGCGCGGTTGATTCTGACAAGATCGCTGAGAAGGCGTTGGGTGCGTCTGGTAACGCGAACGCTATCGGCGCTTCGAACTATCAGATCGGGTTCACGCTTTGGCGTAAGTTCCTGACCGCTGGCGGCTTCGATTCTGCCGACGAAGCTGGTTGGGCTGCGTTGAAGGTGAAGGGCGCGACCCTTTGGGCGTATGCCCGCCAGACGGACAAGGATGCTTCCGCTGCTTGGGCCGCGACTGACGAAGCGTACCTTGGCGCTGAGTTCACGACTGACACTCCGCAGCGCACGGACGGTACTGGCTTCATCAAGTACCGTGTCCCTGGTGAAGTTCAGACCGGCTACCCGTTCATTGCGGTGGCCTAGTGGCTATCTCGACTGCGAACGTACCGGTTATTGCGGGTACTGCGCCTGTGTTTGCTGCCCCGTCTACGTCTGACACGGTTCAGGTTGGCACGATCCTGGTTGTGAAGAACGGTTCTGGTTCTTCGATCACGGTGACGATGGTGACTCCTGGGACGCTTGGCACTGGTGATGCTTACCCGGATAAGGCGTACACGGTGACGGCTGGTGCTGAGGCTTGGATCCCGGTGCTGCCTGATTACAGGAATAGCGCTGGTGTGGCTGCGGTGACGTTCTCGGCTGTTACTTCGGTGACTGCTGCGGCGATTAACCGGGTCTAGTTTGACTGGCTGGTGGCGCGTATTAGGCTCCGCGCCACCAGCCTCAAAACCTTTCTGAGCCTACCCACAATTTTGGAGCCTAACCCATGAGTAAGCCTATTCCTGGCGTGCCTGAGTCGATAACTCGTGCCGCCTATATCTCACTATTTGAGGCTGTTGGCATTGAGCCGCGGCAGACCCTTGAGCTTTCATTCAAGGCAGACGGCGTGTACGCGACTGTGTTCGCGCTTGACGCTAACGGAGTCCGTATCTGCGACGCCGAAAACGCCGTCTTCGAGAAGCACGAAATCTACATCCCAGTGGAGGACGCAAAATGACCACCCCGCAGGATTTTGATTTTGATTCTTGGTTGGATGGTGCGGATAAGCCGCAGCGTTCGGTGACGGTGTACCAGAAGGCTGGTCTGATCGCTGACCTGGATGTGCTGGCTGAGAAGATCAGCAATGCCGAATCTGAGGATGAGGTTGACGGCCCGCCGATGGGTGGTGGTGTTGGTCGGCTGCGTGCTGAGTATGCGAAGTTGGCGCAGCAGTTCCACGATTCGGCGTTGACCATCCGCGTCCAGGGTTTGGATGAGGATGAGAAGCTGGCCATCCGCGACAAGACTGGCACTGAGGGCCGCGAGCTCACGTACGCGATTCTGTCTGAGGCGCTAGTGTCTCCGAAGGCCACGCCAGATCAGGTGGCGAAGTTGAAGGTCCGCATTGGGGAGGCTCAGTTCGCTGGGATCCTGGCTGCGTTCCATCAGGCTAACAACGCCATCCCTGCTGTGAGCGCTGATTTTTTGCCGAAGTCCTCCACTCGGGAAGATGGGGACGAGTACTAGCAGCCCTCAAAACGTCGGAGCGTTTCCAGCGTCCACCGTCCGCGTACCTTGGGGATCTGTCCGAGCGCAAGGACAGGTTGCTGGAATACGCGTACACCTTGTACGTGGATAGCACGTGTGATGCGTGTGGCGGCAACCGGTTTGAGTGCCGCAACGAAGCCAACGCGGGCCTGTATGAGATTCAGGATTCGACTTGTTACCGTCAGGCTGCGGTTGAGGAACACACCGGGCAGAAGGGTTTCAAACCCGAACCGGGGCAGCGCTTCTATGCGACCGAAATTGACGGCGAACTAGTCACGCGCAGGACGTTTGCGGTGCCGCCACATTTGGACGCAGCCGAACGCGAATAGCAGGAACCCTGCCACGCCGGTCCATTGCAGCGGCGTCGCTTTGAACGGTCCCGTGTTTACGGCGAAAAGGATCGCGGACACCAGCCATAAAGCTAGTCCGCCCCACACGAACCAGCGGTATTTGGTAGGCGCGGATTTCCTAGCGTTCAATGTTTCTGGCATCCCGCAATTGTCGCACGAATACGGTAGAATTGGTATAAGAAACCCCCGCGATTGCTGGTAACAATCCGGGGGCGCGACCAACACTTTCTAGGAGTGCTGATATGCCCAATTCTACATGCTCAGTTGACGGATGCGAGACGCGCGAGCGTTGCAAGGGCTTCTGCAACAAGCACTACATCCGGATGCGTATCCACGGGGACCCCTTATTCCGTTCTAAGCCTGAGGGCAAGCAGACCTGCAAGGCCCCTGGATGTGACAAATTTGTGTCGACTAACGGGCTTTGTAGTACCCACGCGAAGCGCCTGAGGGTAACCGGCTCCATAGAGGATCCCAAGCCGCGCCCTAAGCGGCTCTGCGAGATTGAATCCTGCGAGCGTCCCCACTTTGGTCGCTCAATGTGCCAGATGCACTATCTACGCCAGCGCAGCGGCCTGCCCATCCATCTACCCGGCGACATCATCAACGGCAAGAAGATCTGTACCCGGTGCCTCAAGCGCTTCCCTGTCGAATCATTCGGCATTTCCGCGAAGATTGCAGGCGGCAAGAACATCTATTGCTCGTCCTGCCTGTCTGACATAGGACATATCAGGCGAGCAAATAAACGCGCCAATGAATACGAGGCTGTGAGCCGGGATGTCGTGTTGGAGCGGGACGGCTGGACGTGTCACCTATGCAACGAGGGAATCGTCAAGGGTGCCAAATGGCCGCATCCCTTGAGCGCCAGCATGGATCATGTCATCCCCTTGGCTAAGGGTGGATCGCATACATACGAAAACGTCAAGAGTGCTCACCTTACTTGCAATATCAGCAAGGGGGCACGCATTCCTGCGTAAATAAATAGTGGAGGGTTCCATGGCGGATCGCCGTGTCAAGGTCACATTCAGTGCGGAGATCCAAGGCTTCAAGAAAGCCATGGAAGAAGCCGCTAGGGCGACCGAGAAGACCAAGAAGTCCACGGAAGACGCAGGCAAGGCCGCAGATACCCACCTTGGCAAGATGGTGCAGTCCGCCACGAAAAATAGCGAAGCGTGGGAACGGACGGGGGTAGTTACCGCTACTGCTGGTGCCGCGATGGTGGCAGGCGTAGGACTTGCCATAAAGTCCTACGCCGATTTCGACAAACAACTTTCGTCCGTCCGGGCCGCAACTCACGCGTCCGAAGCTGACATGAATCAGTTGCGTGACGCTGCGGTTAGGGCTGGCGCGGATACTGCGTTCTCGGCTGTTGAGGCCGCTCAGGGCATTGAGGAACTGGCTAAGGCTGGCGTCTCAACCAAGGACATTATGGGTGGGGGGCTGAAAGGCTCTCTGGATCTTGCCGCTGCTGGTGGCTTGAGCGTCGCTGAGGCTGCTGAAATTGGGGCGTCGGCACTTACCCAGTTCAAGCTTTCCGGGGACAAGATCCCCCACCTTGCAGACTTGCTGGCTGCTGGTGCTGGCAAGGCGCAGGGTTCGGTTCATGACCTTGGCGCCGCGTTGAACCAGTCCGGTCTTGTGGCTGCTTCCACGGGTTTGACGATCGAGGAAACTACTGGTTCCCTCGCGGCGTTCGCTTCTGCCGGTCTGACTGGTTCTGACGCAGGCACGTCCTTCAAGACGATGCTCATGTCACTGAACCCGAACAGCGCCGCGGCTGCGTCGTTGATGAACGAGTTGGGCATCTCGGCGTATGACGCTCAGGGCAACTTCGTGGGCATGTCCGAGTATGCGGGCATCTTGCAGAACGCTCTCAAGGGAATGTCTGATGAGCAGCGCAACGCAACCCTCAAGACTTTGTTCGGTTCGGACGCCGTCCGCGCCGCGAATGTCCTGTACGAACAGGGCGAGGCTGGCATTAACAAGTGGGAAGCCGCCGTCAACGATGCGGGTTACGCTGCTGAGACTGCCGGGATCATGCAAGACAACCTTGCTGGCGACATTGAGAAGCTCGGTGGATCCATTGATTCGGTGTTCCTCAAGTCCGGTTCGGGTGCTAATGAGTTCCTGCGCGGTCTAGCTTCTGGCGCTGAGGATGTTGTTGACTGGGTTGGGCAGATCCCTGGCCCGGTGTTGAATGTTGGCGCTGCGGTCACTGGCCTTGTTGGCGTGGCAGCTTTGGGTGCTGGGGCGTTTCTTACGCTGACCCCCCGGATTCTTGAGACGAAGCTAGCGCTGGACACTTTAGTGCCGTCCGGTTCTCGCGCGCGGACTGCCTTGTCTGGTGTTGGCAAGGCTGCTGCTGGTGCGGCTACGGGGATCGCTGCGATTGGTATTGCGTCCATCGGTGCGCAGCCTGCGATTGACAACCTGTACAAGCCGACTGGTGCGACTGCTGATGCGCTTGAGCGGTTCAGTGGTGAAGCTGCGCAGGGTGCTGTTAGTGCCGGAACACTGGGGCAGTCCTTTGATGATTTGATTGAGAAGCAAGATGGGCTTTCAACTTTCCAGACTGCTATCAATGGCATTGCTGACCCTGGCTTGTGGGGCAATATCGATAACATCGCGGTTCAGGGCATCGGGATCCTGTCGCTTGGCTTGATCAAGACCGAGTCAACGTCCGAGCGGGCGCGCGACCGGTTCAAGCAGATGGGTGAACAGCTCGCTAGCTTGGACGCCAAGAAGGCTGCCGAGTCGTTCCGGTCGATGGCTAAGGAGACGGATGGTTCCAGCACTTCGCTGAATCGTTTGTTGGAGTTCATGCCGGCATATCGCAAGAGCTTGGAGGAACAGGCTAAGGCTGCTGGTAAGGCCACGGATGATCAGACGCTTTTGGATATTGCTATGGGCAAGATCCAGATCACGGCTCCTGGCACTGCCGGGGCGATTGATGGTGTGGCGTCTTCGGCGGCTGCGGCTAAGCCTTCTGCTGAGGATATTTCCAAGGCGCTTGAGGATGTTGGGCTCAGCGCTTCGGGTGCGATAACGGATATTGAGAAGTTCACGCAGTCGCTCTTTGATGCGGGGATCCTTTCGTTGTCAGCTTCCGCCGCGTCAATCGCTTATGAGGCTGCTATTGATGCGGTCACAGAGTCGGTCAAGACTAACGGCACGACCCTTGACAGGCACACGGAGCAGGGCCGCGCGAACGAGACGGCTTACAACGCCTTGGCGAAAGCCGCGATGGATACCGCTACGGCGACCGCAGAGCAGACCCTTAAGACCGAGGGTTCAGCCGCGGCTCAGGCGGGCCTTCAAGTGGGGCTTAAGGCTAGCTATGACGACCTTGTTGCCGCTGCTGGGCAGTTCAACATTGTTGGTGACGAGGCGGACACCATGGCGCGTAAGGCGCTCGGTGTTCCGAAGAACGTTGACATCAACGCGTGGATCGCTGACCACGCATCCACAACCCTTGACTCGATTAAGGGCAAGGCTGACGCGCTTGATGGCAAGAACTCGACCATAACAATCACGACCATTGAACGGATCCAGCGGAACTACGAGTCCTCCATTAGTGGCGGACCTGATCCGGCAAGGCCGGGGCAGATCGCTGGTGGCGCTACTGGTGGTCGCGTTGGAGACATCCTGGGTTTGTGGACTGGCGGCAGGGTTCCTTATGCGCGCCCGTCTGACATGTCTAAGGACAACGTTCTTGGGTTTGTGAATGGCGGCAGGCCAATCGCGTTGCAGGGGCAAGAATGGGTTGTCAACGGTCGCAGCAGTGACATGTACGACCGCGAACTGGGCATGATCAATGCTGGCACTTTCCCGAAGTTCAAGGAATATTCGGCGCACCAGCTTGGGTATTCGCCTATGGCGGCTCAGTCTTCGGCGCCCGCTGCACCGCCTCCTGTGTATGTGCAGAATCCGTTTACGGGTGCGTATTTGTTGGCGCAGGTTGATTCTCGTGCTGCTGGTGTTGTTGCGTCGGCGGATTCTAATTCTCAGTTCGCACGGAGGGGGCGTTAGATGGCTGTTGCTGTGAGTGCTGGGTCGTTGCCGGGTGGTCCTGGTCCGAAGTGTGGTGTGACTGTTACGGGGCTGGGTGTTGGTACATCGGTGGTTACGGTGTGGCGGACGGTTGATGGTGTGCGTGGCCCGGTTCGTGGTGCTCGTCGCATTGTGATGAATGATGCGGGGTTCGTGACGGACTGGGACGCACCTATCAACCGGCCCGTGTCGTATGAGGTTGAGGTGTTGTCTGGTCCGGGTGGCCCGGTTCGTAAGACTGCGGCTGCTGTGACTGTGGTGTCTGTTACTGGTTGGTTGATGGACCCGTTTGTTCCGCAGACTGCTGTGCCTGTGTTGGGTGCGCCGCGGGATAACGGGGACATCTACTTGCGCGGTCAGGCTCTTGCTGAGTTGGAGTATGGCGCTGATGTGTCGATGTTCAACGTTATGGGCGGTGATAAGCCGATTGCGTTGTTTGGTGAGCGGATGGCTGAGCGTGGCCTTGACCTTGCAATGGGCACACGCTCAGCCATTGAGTCGAAACGCCTCAAGGAACTGCTGCGGTCGAGTTCGGGGTTTTTGTTCCGCCCCGGTCCTGACCTTGACGGGCTCCTACTTGACGCGCTGATGTTCATTGCCGCCCCGTCCGTGTCGCAGGTCCCAGTGGATACTGCGTGGGGCGGGGAACTTACTTGGTGGAATTTCAAGGCTGACACTGTTGCCGCGCCAACGATCAAGGTCCTGACTGCGACATTCACCTATGGGGATGTGCAGTTGTTGACGGACACGTATCAGCAAAAGCAGGACTCCATGGCTGGGCTGACTTATTTGGATGACTTGAAGAACCCGCTTAGCTAAGGAGCGCCTGTGCGTCGTGTTGATGTTGAGACGTTGGACGCTCTTGGTGGTTCGAGGCCTGCTGACAGCCTTACGGTTTGGGCGTGGCGTGCTGGGCGGCTCGTGGTTCCTGAGCCGTTACTGGTCAAGGACTGGTCCTTTGATGATGACGCCGGGGACAACATAAAAGTTGGACAGCGCATCAGTTTGACCGTTGCGGATCCTGACGGGGTGCTGGGCGCTTGGCGGTTCGATGACCCGCTAGGTGTTGGCGGAACGAAGTTGCAGGTCATCTATAACGTGGGTGGTTCCGGGGCGATCAATTATGGGTGGTTCCGGATCACGGGTAATTCGCCTACGGAGTTCCGCGAGTCCCGCGTCATTGACGAGTACGGGTATGTGGAGCCTGACGGTTCACTTCCGAAGCATAAGCGTCGCGTGTTTATTCAGACCGCGATTGTGAAGCTTGAAGCTGTGGACCTGACTGGGGATGTTGACCGGGACCGTTTGCAGGCTCCGGAGTCACCTAAGGCCGGCGCGACTGTGGTTAGCGAGTTCAAACGGTTCACGTCCCGGTATTTCCCGACCATTGTTGATGCGGGTG